ATTCTTTGGTACACTTTATTCCAAGATTCAAAAACAGTTGCTATTCTTGCTAACAAAGCAACAACAGCTCGTGAGATTATTTCACGATATCAATTGATGTATGAAAATCTTCCTTTGTGGATGCAACAAGGTATTAAAACTTGGAACAAAGGTGATGTGGAATTAGAAAATGGTTCAATCGTGTTCACAGCGGCAACAACTGGTGCAGGTATTCGTGGTAAGTCTGTAAACTTATTGTATATTGACGAAGCTGCGATTATTCCAAATACAATTGCAGAAGCTTTCTTTACTGCGGTTTATCCTGTTATTTCTGCTGGTCAAACAACCAAGATTCTTATTACATCGACACCTCTAGGATACAACCACTTTTGGAAGTTTTGGAACGATGCGATGAACAAGAACAACGACTTTGTGCCGTTGTTTATTCCATACAATAGAATTCCTGGTCGTGATGAAGCTTGGGCACTTGAACAGAAACGACAACTTGGTGAATTAAAATATAACCAAGAGGTTCTATGTAAGTTCCTTGGTTCATCTTTGACCTTGATTGATGCCGCTACTATTGAATATATGTCAACTCTACCGACTGTCTATTCTAAAGATGGTTTGGATTTATATGAGTTTCCAGTTAAAAGTGAAAGAGATGATAATGAAGTGTTGGTTAAAAAACCACACACCTATGTTATCGTTGCAGACACCGCACAAGGTGTTGGTGGAGATTATTCAGCTTTTGTAATTATAGATATTGCAGAAGTACCGTATAAATTAGTGGGTAAATTTAGAGATAACTCAATTGCACCTATGTTATATCCTTCGGTTATACATAAGGTAGCAAAAGATTTCAATAATGCATATGTTTTACTTGAGATTAACACAAGTGAACAGGTTGCATATATCTTACAATCAGAATTGGAATATGAAAATATTCTTTATGTCACCAAGACAGGTAAAGGTCAGAAAGTAACTGGCGGTTTTGGTGGCTCAGGTAGAACAAGTTTTGGCGTTGTTACTGATAAAAGAGTAAAACGAATTGGTTGTTTTACTTTTAAATCATTAATTGAAGAAAAAAAACTATTGATTCCAGACTCCGATGTGATATCAGAACTATCGACTTTCATTGAACATCGTGGTTCATATCAAGCGGATGATGGATACCATGATGATTTGGTAATGCCTTTAGTCTTGTTTAGTTGGTTGACAACTAATCCTTACTTCAAAGACTTAAACGATGTTAATATTCGTGAGGCAATGTATCAAGAGAGAATTAAACAAATAGAAGAAGACATTATACCATTTGGTTTCATTAGTGATGGCCAAGATTTAGAATATGAAGTAGATGGTGGAGATGCTTGGACAAAAGAAGAATCTAAGTCAATACCACCAGGTTACTTATCTTCAAGTTTCTAAAAAACTAAATAGTGTATAAAGAAAAATTGACCTATAACTAAGGAGAAATCCATGGCATTTCAGCTATCACCTGGGGTAAATGTATCAGAAATTGATCTGACTACAATTGTACCCTCAATCGCCACATCAATTGGCGGTATTGCTGGAAATTTTAACTGGGGTCCAGTTAGTGAAGTGGTTACCGTATCAGACGAGGTTCGCCTTGCTTCTGCATTTGGTAGACCAGACAATACAAATTATGAATACTGGTTCTCAGCAGCAAATTTCTTAGCATATTCTAATAACTTAAAAGTTGTTCGTGCTGCAAACACGAGTTCTACTCTTAATGCTACAGCCAACGGCTCAGGCGTTTTGATTAAAAATGAAGATGACTATTCTTCTAATCGTGAAGATGCAGTTAATACGTCTTTTGGACCTTTTGGTGCTCGTTGTCCTGGTGTTTTAGGTAACACCTTACGCATTTCAATGTGCCCATCAACACAAGCTTTTTCTGCTAACTTAACAGTTACAGATACTTTAAGAGCTAATGCTGTTGGCGCTAATGAAACAACCATCAATGTAAACGGAAATGCAAACGCAGCTGCAAACTTAGTTGCTGGAGATTTAATTTCTGTTGACGGTGGTTCATCATATATCCGTGTTGCTTCTGTTAATGCAACTGCAATTATTACTGCAACTGCACCCGGTGTTGTTAATGTTGGTACAGCAATTTTGCGTAAATGGCAATATGCTGATAATTTTGGTGTTGCTCCAAGCACATCAACATATGCATCTGGTTTAGGTGGTTCTGGTGATGAAATGCACGTTATTGTTATTGATGAAGATGGACAATTCTCAAGTGGTGTTGCAAACACTGTTCTTGAAAAATATTCATTTGTTTCAAAAGGATCTGATGCATTAAACAATGATGGATCTTCAAACTTTTATAAAACAGTTATTAATGAACAATCTCAATATGTTTGGTGGTTGACACATCAACCAGGAGCTTCTAATTGGGGAACAACTGTTGTTGGAAAAACATTCACTAATATTAACACACCATTTTCTGCATCAATGAGTGCGGGAACTGATGGTACAATTGGCAATTCAGAAATTATTACCGCATATGGTTTACTTGCAAATGCTGATGTTGTTGATGTTTCATTGTTAATATCTGGTCCAGGCAATTCAACGATTGCTACTGATTTAATTTCTAAAGTGGAATCTCGTAAAGATACTGTTGTGTTTTTATCACCACCAAGGTCTTCTGTGGTAAACAATGCAGGTAATGAAGCGACTTCAATACTTTCATTCCGTTCAGGACTAACAAGTTCTTCATATGCGTTTATGGATTCTGGTTACAAATATCAGTATGATCGGTATAATGATGTATATCGTTATGTTCCATTAAATGGTGATATTGCTGGTATTTGTGCTAGAACAGATCAAGAACGTGACCCATGGTTCTCTCCTGGTGGTTTAAACCGTGGTATTGTTAAGAACTCAATTAAACTTGCATATAATCCAACTAAAGCGGAACGTGATAACTTGTATGTTCAAGGTGTAAATCCTGTGGTTACGTTCCAAGGTGAAGGTACAATTTTGTTCGGTGACAAAACATTGTTAAGCAAACCATCTGTGTTTGATCGTATCAATGTTCGCCGTTTGTTTATTGTGCTTGAAAAAACAATTGCTCGTGCTGCTCGTAGTTCTTTGTTTGAATTTAATGATCAATTCACTCGTGCTCAGTTTGTCAATTTAGTTGAACCATTTTTGCGTGATGTTCAAGGTCGCCGTGGTCTAACCGATTATCGTGTTGTTTGCGATGATTCTAATAACACACCAAACGTAATTGATGCAAATCAATTTGTTGGTGACATTTACATTAAACCAGCACGTTCAGTCAACTTTATTCAACTTAACTTTGTGGCAGTCCGCACAGGCGTTACATTTGAAGAAATTGTTGGCCGGTTCTAATAAATAGAGAGATAGGAGAAATAATATGGCATTTTCAGTAAACGAATTCCGCTCTCAAATGGTAGGAGACGGTGCTCGCCCAAATTTATTTGAGGTGAGTATGCCGTTTCCAGGCTTTTCACAGCCTGGAGATGCACAAAGAAAATTAACTTTTATGTGCAAAACGGCTCAATTACCTGGTTCAACAATTGGTGTCGTACCCGTTCAATACTTTGGTCGTGAATTAAAATTTGCAGGCAATAGAACATTTGCAGATTGGACGATTACAATTATCAATGATGAAGATTTTATTATTCGTAACGCTTTTGAACGATGGATGAATGGTATTAATAGTCATGCTCTCAATATTCGTAATCCATTAGCATCAGCTCCAAGTGGTTATTCTGTGGATGCAGATGTAATTCAATTTGGCAAACAAGGTGATACTCTAAAGAAATATCGTTTTCTTGGAATGTTCCCTCAAGATATTGCACCAATTGATGTTGATTGGGGTTCTAACGATACTATTGAAGAATTTACCATCACGCTTTCTTACCAATGGTGGGAAGCAGCAACTGATAACGTGGCTTGATGAAAGGGGGGTCATACGGCCTCCCTTTTTACTTTTTAGGATGATTAATTAATGGCAATAAAACTTTTTGGGTTCACCCTCGGTAAAAAGGACATTGTTCGGGATGAGAAACCTGGACAAGCTTCCTTTACGCTTCCAACCGAAGCAATTGATGATGGTGCAGTTACCATTACTCAAAATGCTCATTATGGCACATATGTTGATTTAGATGGTGCTGTTAGAAATGAGATAGAATTAATTACCCGATATCGTGAAATGTCAAATCACCCTGAATGTGATATGGCAATTGATGAAATTGTAAACGAAGCAATTAGTCATACAGAAAAAGGTGAAGTTTTAAAAATTGTTTTAGATAATTTAAAACAACCCGAATCAATTAAGAAAAAAATTATTGAAGAATTTAACAACATTCAAAAGATGTTGAACTTCAGTAATCTTGCCGATGACTTATTCAAGCGTTGGTACATTGATGGTCGCATTTATTATCATGTGATTGTTAATGAAAAAGATCCAAAACAAGGTATTCAAGAACTTCGTTATATTGACCCACGCAAGATTCGTAAAGTGCGTGAGATTCAAAAAGATAGAGACCCAAAAACTGGTGCTAATATCATCAAATCTTTGGCTGAATATTATATTTACAATGACCGTGGTACAACCACACAAACATTTAGTGCAAACGTAACACAAGGTTTGCGTATTGCACCAGAAGCAATTATTAATGTGAATTCTGGTTTGATGGATGCAAAAAATGTATTCGTCATTTCATATCTTCACAAAGCAATTAAAGCTCTCAATCAATTAAGAATGATTGAAGATGCGGTTGTTATCTACCGTATTTCAAGAGCACCTGAGCGCCGTATTTTCTACATTGACGTTGGTAATTTACCAAAAGGTAAAGCAGAACAATACATCCGTTCAATTATGATTCAGTATCGTAACAAACTAGTTTACGATGCAAGCACAGGTGAGATTCGTGATGAACGTAAACACTTGTCTATGCTTGAAGATTTCTGGCTACCACGCCGTGAAGGTGGTAAAGGTACCGAGATTACTACACTTCCTGCTGGACAAAATCTTGGTGAAATGGAAGATGTAAAATACTTCCAAAAGAAACTGTTGAACGCATTGAATGTTCCAGTATCTCGCCTTGAACCGAATGATGGTGGAGTTATGGGTCTTGGTCGCACGACTGAAGTTACCCGTGATGAAGTTAAGTTTGCAAAATTTGTTAATAGACTTCGTAATAAGTTTTCACAAATCTTTGACCATGCACTAAAAGTTCAATTAGTATTAAAAGGTATTTGCACTTCAGAAGAATGGGATGATTTCAAAGAAGAAATTTACTATGACTTCATCAAAGACAACAACTTTACCGAAATGCGTGATGCTGAGTTGTTGCGTGAAAGAGTTAATACGGCAGTAATGTTAGACCCATTTGTTGGCCGTTATTATTCATCTGCATGGATTCGTAAGAATGTATTGCAAATGACTGATGAAGAAATTGAACAAATGCAAAAAGAAATTGAAGAAGAAGGTCCAGTTGTTCAACCAGGTGATGAGCAGGCACAGGCACAACAAGGCCAAGTTCCACCAGAAGACAATAGTGTGGAAAGAACACCTTCTGAATCTGCTACACCGGAACTTGATGCCGAGGTAGAGAAGTCTGCACTAAATATAAATAGGAAATAATGGAGAAAAATATGTCAAATTTTATAGATCAAATTGCCACAGGCGATGCTCTTGGCGCAAAGAATTCTATGGCTGATATGTTATCAGCAAAAGCTTTTGAAGCACTAGATGCTCGCAAGCAAGAATTAGCTGCATCATTATTTGGTGGTTCTAAGCAAGAAGAAAGTGTTGAGCAAGTTGAAGAAGGTACCATGACAGGTATTACTCTTGGCGCAAAAGTTAAAAATAAACAAGGTGGTTATAATCAAGACGTTCACCATAAAGGTGAAAAAATTGGTCACATTGAAGCATATAAACACCGCACCGGAATGAGATATGGTTCTCACCATGACGCTTCTGGTGATGCAACAGCTGGAAATAGAGATGCTGAAGAATCTATTGCCGATATAAGATTTTCTCATGCTCAACATCTAAGAGATACAAAAGTTAAAAAATAAACAAATGAAATCTCTACAAGACTTTAAGACTCTTTTAGAAGAAGAAAAATCAGACTATTCTAAGTTTGATACTTTGGTTCGTGCTGGTCTTGCCAATAAGGCACAGATGCAACGTATTCATAAAATCTTAGATAAGATGGGTGAAGAAAAACCACAGTTCAACAATGCTGATAGAATGATTATTCAAAACCTCTTTAATAAGATGGTAGATTTAATTTCTAATAATAAAGCAATTAATATGCAGGCTCGCCGTGCAGTTAAAGAATCTATTGATGAAAGTATTAGTGTAGTTGATACATCAGATTATAAATTAAGTCCTTCTGGCAAAAAAGTAAGAGCACATAGAATTAAAGTTGGTGATAGAGTAGATAGAATTGAAGAAGAAATTGAAGAACCAGTTATTCTTCAAGAAGATAAAGACCCACCATTGGTGTTGGTTATAAAACGTAAAGCAATTCGTATGTATCCTGATGGTACAAGAATTGCTCTATATTA